AGAGTAGAGCTAGGATGTCTGCTTTAGACTATCAAAAATTGCTACCTTTACACTTTTCTCACCGTAAAAACATACCTGAATTAGTCAGAATTACTTTAGATATTTTGCCAACAATAGACAAGAGTATTCGAGAACTCGAAGATAATAATATCTATATATTTCCAAAATTTACCAAATCATTAGCAGATCATGAATTTATAGCTGAGTGGGATATTGAGATCATTCCAGATACACTATGTATTTATCGTGAAAAGTCAACTGGAGCTTACAATGCAGAGCTACCTTCTATCAGATTAATTATAAGTACAGATGATACAAAATCCTAAGATATAGCGGAGGTAACATAATATGACAGACAAGCTTTATAAAGACTTATTTGATCTATATCACCGTGATCTAAAATTAATGAGTAGACTCATCTACGATTGGTCTGGTATCACTATACCTATAAAAGTTGCTGAATATAATAACATAGTAGCTACGATATCAGTATTTCCTCAGTTAGTGAGTTATTTATGTGGTCACTTATTACAGACTCATAATGTTCATCATGATCCTGGTTATGTTAAAATACAATTAGAAGCTCCGCTTGGATATAAAACAGAGATATATGACATATATCGAGATGAACATAGTGAAAATCATAACATATCTTTCAATCTATCTCTTAGAAGGTCATCATTATCATTTTCAAAATATATAAATTCTAGAGAAACCATTGATTTAGACAGAATTATTACGTGGAAAATAGTGGATCGAAAATATATAGATCATAATAAATATAGAGCTGATAGTAAGAAGCAAATGTCTACGGTAGATTATGAAAAGTTAATACCTCTATACTTTTCTGCTAATAAAGATATACCCGAATTAGTTAGTTCTGTCATAGACATATTACCTATATTAGACAATAGTATCCGAGAGCTAGAAAGTAGTGATGTTTATATATTCCCGAGATTTGTTAAATACGATCTTGATCATGTATTTCGAGCTGTTTGGGATATTTTTATTATTCCAGATACAGTATGTATTGTCTATGACAACTTAGCTATGTCTCATGAGATACAATCACCTTATATCAGATTGTCTATATTTCCATATTGATAAGTTTATAGCTCAGTATAAGCTTTTAATGTTTATAGATAGCAGGGATCTGAGGAGGGCTATGATACATATATTTATAGATCATCTCTATAAAGGATATAAAGCGATTAATCTCGCTGTGGAAGATTGGTTGGGATTCTCTCCTATAACAGAATTAACTATTCAGGATGGATCATTAACTGTCCAATATAGCGGATTAGACCGGTTATGTAAAGTTTTGGATATAATCCCTAGGACTCGAGATCGTGTTATAGATGAGTCAGGGAAAGTTTACATAAATGAACCATACCATCCACCTGAAATCCTCATATATGATGACGATGATCATTTTTATCCGGATCAAAGGATATATACTTGTAGAGGGAATAAACATGTCTATCAGATTGATCTAGAATATTTCCGTCAAGATTTCCGTAACGCCAAAGAACAGTCTATAAATTCCCTGAGGTGGACTCTTAGATTGAGTTTTTTAGAAGCTAAACCAAAGCCAGTAAATAACTGGTCTGATCCGATTTTATCTATCTTGATGGATACTAGGAAATCTCATGGGATCGGTTCTACTGATACTGTTTCTGTTCATATGACACAAAAATCAGGTCAATTATATGATAAATCGCTTTTATATAATCAAGTAGACCCAAAGCTCAGACATACTATATTACAGACAATACATAATAAGATCCGTTCAGCTCAAAATACAACTTCAGAATATCATACTTGGCTAAAAAATATAGAAGAATATACCAGTGAACTAAATATCCCAAATCTCTATAATAAGTTAGGAGCTATTAATGAATCTCTACAAGTATCACAAGAGTGGGCATGGTGGATGGGTAGTTCTAAATCAGTTAAAGGTGACTATAAATCTATAAGGATCTATCGAGATAGAGACGTTCATGGTTCTTGGTTTTTTGTTTTACCTACTGATAGTATCTGGCTTTATAGATCGTTATCTGAGATCACACAGTGTTATCTCCCATTAGCTGAATTGCAGCTTAGTTTCTCTAGATTATAAAGGAGTATACATATGCACTGGTTAATCGCTTTAGTGGTCATGAGTCTCGGGCTTTTCTCTTTTGCCCAACCAAAGTCTTCGAAATCGCCTCTTCCACACTTTATTGAAGAATTAAAAATCAGTTGTCCAGGGCCAACTGATCCATTTAAGATGAGGCAAGAATTATATACTGCACTAATGCAAACTCGAGCTATGTGGCCCCCTGATGTTGTTGATAGCGATGGAAATGTCCTCTCTGGTTGGATTAGCACTCCTAACATCGTTGGATCAGGTATATGGAGTTCCGTCATAGTCCATAAAAAAGAAGTTAAAGTCTATCTTAGGGATTATAGAGAAAAAGATGGTAAATACATCTACTATGATGCTCGAGGCCCAAAAGAACTAACAGAGAAACAATTTAAGGATCTAATTAATTATATTCAGAATTACCTCAGCGAATCTACTACTTTCTTATATAATAATCTTAAACATCTAATACCAAAAGATCAGAAAGTAGATCCTAATATACAGAAATCGATTTCAGTTGCTCCTGGTATATCCGTTACATTAGATCGTGTATTGTCTCAACCTAAAATCTATGGTCCAGAATCATTTGTACCTGATGAACTATATATTGGGCCTATATCCCCTTGGGGTATGGTCTATCTCGGGTTATATGGAGATTATAATCGAAGAGTATTCATGCATCCAGAAGCCATGGTCTATGACTGTCTGCAAGGTAAACCGTTGGTGTTAAGTCATGAGTTAGTTCATGCACAACCCACACTACAATGGCTTCCGCTATCGACTTATATCGAAATAGAGATGCTCACAGAGCTTAATTCAGGATTGTGGGAAGCTCATTTTTGGGAGCTCTTACATCCGTATCTAGCTGTATTGAATGATCTAATTTGGGCCACATTTGGGTATTCTTATATAGAAGCTGGTGGAACTATCGATTTCAGAAGTTCTAGTGCAGGACTTATCTGGATGAATCCAGATCGCGTTGTCAAGCATCAGAAGATATGGGAGAAGATAGCGCCAGAACTACGGAAATGGGTAACTGAAGATCTGATGCCACAACTCTATGAAGATCCGCTTTATGCTATGGCTATAAATATGAAATATTGCTGGGATTCTGCTTTTACAGCTATCTCTTTCTTGTCAAGATTTGAATTAGCCGGTATGGGTGGGTATGAACAGACTCAACATTGGTTGCAAGAGCGTGATCAGACTTTGGAAGAAGTCTGGCAGACTGCTTTGATAAAAACTGGAGATGAAGTAAAGACTAAAGAGATCGAAGAATTCTCTAAATTTTTCCCTGGTAGGTCGTTTTGTCCTCAGCCATTCTCTTTCATGTTGTTACAAGATCCACGCATCAAAGCATTAAAACGCTCGATTCAAGAAGATTATAAACAATATGGAAGAACTTATATCATTACAAAAATGATGCGTGGTGGTTATCGTTTCTCTCTGAATCTTAGAAGGTAAAAAATTTATCGTCTGATCTAGCTTTTCACTCTGGAGGAGCGAATATGTGGAAATATATCATCTTGGTTCTAGGACTCCTTTTATCTGCTTGTGCTATAACAACTCCACAAGCTTATTATGAAAATCTTCCTAAAGAATGGACTCATCAACAAAAGATCACTGCTTTCTTTTATAGTTTACAGAAAGAAACTACTTTAGTTACACCAACTGGCCGAAATCTTCGGAGGGATCTAGTACCAATCAATGAAGCGCTTTATATGGCTGAACGTATTCGTGCTGATATTGATTGGTTAATAAATGATGAAACTGAAGAGTATATCAAATATCTACTCTGGACTAAGTCTCAACACTCCATTAAAGAATCTAAGGGTGTCTGGGATTACTTAGCTAAATGTTTTAAAGCTTACCAGATCCAAGGAGACCTTGCTCAGAAATTAGGCATAAAATTAGAAGATCCGCTCTTGAGAACTAAAAATTATCAACAGAATCTTATCATAGCTTGTCCTCAACTTGGTAATCGATTAAAACTGTTAGATCCCCGTGTGGAAGAAGCTATTAAGTCAGGAAGGTTGTTGCCAAGTCAGATTATTAAGCTCGATTTAGCAGATCCTTTGGGTACAGTCACATTGGAAGCTACTACCTATTTAATCGAACCAGATTCATCTCAGACTCCAGAAGAAGCATTAAAGAAGTTTTATGCTCCTGGCATCTATGCTGAGATAAAACGAGAAGGAGAATCATCTCCCATTGTCAGGTTATATCGTTCTCCAGATTCCGATCGATTAAATCTCATAGTAATCGATCAAGATATTCCAGAGCAATTTGGTTACGGTTTGCCAGATAAATTAGATAATGTCAGTGTGGCAAATGCGTTGGAATATATTGCTAGAGAAGCTCAGAATCTGATACCAAGAGAATTCCAAACAGTTAATATTGTTCGGAAAAAGACAGTTCCACAAGTGGAAGAAGTCTATATCGTCAGAAATCAAGGCGAAGTGTTCCAATCTTGGGAAGAAGGAGAATTTACAATTCCAATCGATTATCAGACCAAAGATTTTATAGCAGATGTAAAGTTGAAACGTACTAATCAAGAAAGAACAGATGGACTGAAAGAAGTGGAATTCTTTACTGCTAATTATTACGATGCAAAGGTAATCGAATATTATGAACCGCTTCCTAATTACAGATTAATCAAAGATTTTGCGACTATAGGTCAAAATATTGAACTTCAATTGAAAGGTAAGCCTAATGTCTCTGCTCCACCAGAAGCGCTTGGTAAATTGGTGTATGTCATGTATTTAGAAGGAAATAATAAAGGTTGGATTTTGTGGGACTCTGATGGAGATGGCAAATTTGATAAGAAACGGTCTATAGTGTGGCAGAATCAATAATGGGTTATGAGTGACTTTAGATCTCAACTATTTGCATTGTCTCCTAAAGAAGCTAAAGAACTTCTTGCTCAAATGTTGGGTTATCGTGAAGTACCCCCGACTATAGATGAATTTATTGAAAGCGATTATTGGTTGGGGGGTGTGTTGGAGAATGGATCAGCCGTCTATCCATACTGGAGGAGAGCGCTGAATCAGGTGTTTCCCAATCCCTTTACGTCTCCTTATATTGAGGTGATTGCTACTGGAGCTATCGGGATCGGAAAAACTACTCTAGCCAAGATTGGAGCTTCTTATGATTTGGCTAAATTATTATTATTAGAAAACCCACAACAGACTTATCGCTTATTAAAAACGACCGCTATAGAATATCTCATCGTCAATGCTACGTTGAATCTCGCTAAATCTGTCATCTACGATGAACTATTATCTTGGTACAGCCTTTCTCCATTCTTTGCGAGTATGGTCAGTAGATCTGACGGGAAAACGCTATTCCCAAATAAGATAAATCTATCTCAAGGTTCTCGAGCCTCTCATGCACTTGGTCGAGCTATATTTGGAGCTATATTAGATGAGTTGAATTTCCAGGATAAAGTTGCCAATCAAGCGATTGAGAATTATACTAATATTTTAAGACGGATGCAGTCTCGGTTTGGAACTGGTGGAAAGTTACCAGGACACTTGTGGTTACTGTCTTCTAAACGGAGAGATACTGACCCGCTCCAAGTACATATAGAGAATTCTCGCGTAAATCCTTATACACTTATCTTTGATGCAGCGATCTGGGAAGTAAAACGTGAATCGCTTAATCTCTCTGGTAAACATATTCTAGTCTATGCTGGAGATCCAAGAAGAGATCCATTTGTCATCGGAGAAGAGCAGCAATATAAGAAAGAGTTTCATGCTAACTTAGATGAAGCTAGGATTGTAAAAGTACCTATAGAATTCCGGAGAGAATTTGAAATGAATCTGACCGAAGCGCTCCGAGATCTCGCGGGAGTCTCTGTACAAGGAGCTTGGCAATTTTTCGGTTCTGTAGAAGCACTGGAAAGGGCCATGACTATGGTAAATCCAGTGGCAAAGGAAGTTATACAATTAGACTTCTATAATAGTTCAGATCAGATAATCCGCTATTTCCAAGATCACATGTCTCGGTTGACTCAACCGCTATCTCCCAAATCTCCTAGATTTATTCATATAGACTTAGCTCTGTCTAAAGATAAAGTCGGTATAGCTTCTACTTTCTTATTCGGTTGGCAAGAAGTAGTCCGACATGATCCAGTTAGTGGTAAATCGATTACAAGAAAAGAACCAGTGACTGCAACTGATTTTGTGATATGGATCCAAGCTGCTAGCGGTCAGGAAATACCACTATTTAAAATAAAAGAATTTATTTTAGATCTGAGTCGGCTAAAGTATCCTATTCAACTCATTTCTACTGATGGATTTCAGTCTGCACTTTTAAGACAGGAATTACATCTGATGGGATTTCCGACTGAATTGATCTCAGTAGATCGAACACAAGATCCATATCTATACCTGAAAACAGCTATCTTAGAATCTCGTCATATATTGCCGAAGTCTGAACTGTTGAAACGAGAATTATTACAATTGATAGATGACGGATCTAAAATTGATCACCCTGCACATGGTTCTAAAGATGGTACAGATGCTGTAGCTGGATCACTTTGGGCAGCTATTCAATCGCTATCTACAGGTTCTCACCTCTGGAGTGATCTAGCTTCTAAACCAGAGTCTTATTGGGATACGTTGAAATGGATTCCAGAAGTACAAGAAAACGTATTAGGTGATATTCCACTTTTAGTCCCTGAGTCACTGTCACTGGAAGATGATAGTTTTTGATATAGTTTACCGGAAGGAATAATATGAGTAAAATTTTATTGATTGACAATTTCGACGTACCTTATCTACAGTTAACTAAATCTCAATCCAGCTCGAAGTCTGAACCAGTAGATGTATTGGATCGAGAGAAGATTTTAGAGTCAGTTGTAAAGAAATCCAGAGAAGGATTGAACAGAGTCTTAGCTGTATTAGAAGGGCCATATTTTGTTCCAGATGGATACAGCCAGAATAAGCGATTTTATCCTCGAAAACTATGGGAGAAAGTTGTCTCAGAAGTCCGAGATGATCTAAAACTCCGAGGGAGGTTAGGGACTTTAGAACATCCCAAATCAGAAGGAGAAGATCACCCCAAACATGTTTCACATATCTTGAAAGATCTCTGGATCAAAGGCAATGTGGGGTATGGTAAATCTTATATCTTGAATACCCCAATGGGTTCTCTCGTACACACGCTGGCAACAGCCACTGACGAAGAGGGAGTCTCACTAATTAAATTGTTTGTATCATCTCGTGCATATGGTAATTTCATAGGTAAAGACGAACATGGAAATGACATCGTAGATCCTGATAATTATTTATTCCAGACTTTCGACATCGTATTTGATCCTGGATTTGTCGAAGCTGCTCCCGGATTTAAGCCTGTAGTAGAATCGCTTATTCAAGAGATCTTGGAGAGTCAATTAGATCAGCGGAGCTTTTCTTTAGCAGCCACTACACCTTATAAATCTGATGAAATAAGGAAACCTGTTAAAGAAGAAGAAGAAGCACCTATGATGGAGTCTGAGAGCTCACTGACGGAGTTAGTAAAAGAAGCTGCATCTACGCTAAGTAGACTGAACTCTTCTGTGGAGCTGGAGCCAGGTATCGAGGCTCCGGTACAACGTAATGATCTAGAATTAAAAAAGCTACAGGAAGATTACCAAAACCTATACGAAGAGAATCAGAAGCTAAAGAATGCATTGTCTACACTAAAGAATCAATATCAACAATCGATTTTGGAGCTCTATAGCTACCGTTATGAACTCCCTATCAATGAAGTAAAGCGATTATTAGAAAAGTTCAAAACAATAGAGCTATTGAAAACTTTCTTGGAAGAATCTAAACGTTATAGCGATACACCCAAATCTAGGACTAAAACTGTACAACTAGGAGAAGATGCTCGCATAGAAGTTGAAACTAGTCGTGTCTCGGAATCTGATGGAAGTCATGACTGGTCTTATCAAACTATGGAAGAAATTCTCAAGAGATTTGGAGGGAATAAATAATGGATCCTAGTACGCTTTTAGGTTCTAAAAGGATATCTAATCAACAGTTTGATCGTTTGATCCGGAAAAAGCTAGGTCTTCCGATGGAAAATTCGAAAACTACATTTCTACCTATAAATTATAACGCTACTTCTAGCAATTCAGAACAACAGATAAATCAAGCGCTTTCTCAAGCTGTCCAACCTCATATCCGGTCTAAACAAGACCTAGCTAATTTTTTCCGGTTATTGGAGAATCATTACCTTACTCGGATCATGCGTATCAGTTTAACTCATGACTTCTTTTATAGATCTGTAGACTACAGCCGATTACCTCTAGATGTACCGATAATGATCTCTGGTTCAAAAACTACTGTCAATAAAGCGATTAAGTATCTGAAAGACATGGATTATTCTAAGATAATCCGTGAGATATTAGATCAAGTTTATTATCTTGGAGAGTATTTAACTTTCGTAGATGCTAAAAATAGACAATTAGACGATCTTTTTGATCAAGAACGCTGGCGTGCTGTCTATCTACGAGGTAAACTCCAGAAAATCATAGTCCAATCAGATGATCCGCTCCCTGAAGATGCCATCCAGCGAGCAGTAATTCTCAGGATCCGACACCTTCCTTTCCGAACTAATATCCGAGATGTCTCAGAGATAAATTATACGGTTTATACAGGAATGCCTATTATAGGCTCTGAGATATTAAATCTTATAAATACTATCCGGATGTTAGAATCGCTTATGCCTGTATCACAGATTCTCTCTGTACAATCTTCTCAATTGATCTATCTCAGAGTTCCACCTGGAAATACTTCAGTAGAAGAGGCCTTCAAATTAGCGAGGCAATATGAATATTTCCTCAATGCTCCTCTAAACAGCTTAACTTCTCAAGATCCAAATGAAATTATCTTTAATGCCGCTCGATATAAAGTCACTCCGCTCTTTGGAGATAAAGGAAATATAGAGCCCCGTTCATTAGATCGTCCCAATCCAGTGGATATTCAATCGCTTACATATTTCAAACAAGCACTCTCCGATGCTATCCCGATGCCAGGAGTCTACCTTGGCATACAAGATCAGATACAAGATCGAACTAAATCGATCCAGTATGCTCAATTGATAGAAAGTATCCGGAAAGCGGTATCTGATTTCACTCACGATATATTGATTTTAACTTTCCCTGAGATCATAAAAGATCCAGAATTCTCAGTGGATCCTGTTCGAGTGATCGGGATGCAGGAAGCTCAGTTAGCAGATCATCTAGATCTATCTGCATCAGTTTTGAGCACTATGAGTCAAGTCTTAGGAAACTATTCCGAACTTACAAATAGCATGGGGAACTATCTAGATATAGATCTCTTGAGAGAAGTATTCAATACTGCCTTTTATCCTTTGACTGCTAACCGTGATCTCCTCTTGGCTGAACCTAGCCCAGATCCAAAATCGTCAAATATGAACTTTAATACTATGAGAGGTATGCAGTCCAGTGATCTGACCACTGATGAACCAGAATCAGCGCTAGATGATACAGAGTTAAATACGGAGCAGGAGTCAGAAGATGAGGTCACTAATCTAGGTTTAGGAAATATGACATTTAATATTTAGTTTATAGGGATACATCATGAACAGAAAGATATATGAATCGATTAAAGAACATGGGTATTATGCTGATCGGACGCAAGTAGTGGTACCGATTCCTGTCGTATTAGTCTCAGATGAGTCAGAAGCATTGCTTTTGCAGGGCGAAAGTCTAGCTGATGCTCGTCTGGCACAGACTAGGTTAGTTTCGGAAATCACTTCTAATCTCAAAGAATTTTTTGAAGAATATGGTAGCTTGGGAGACATAGCAGAGCTGTTAGAAGAACTAGACGATTTCTTTGATGAGTTAGAAGAGGATCTAGAATGTGAATGCAATTGTAAAGACGAAGATCATGATGACAACGATGATGACGAAGATGATTTTGAATTACTAGATGACGAAGATGAATTTTCCATAGAAACTCTCGACGATGATGAAGAAGATGAATTAGAAGATCTAATCGATGATGTCTTGGATGATATAGACAATGATTTCGAAGAAGTTACTGATGATGATCTTGACAGCGATCTAGATGACGACGTTAATCTCGATGATGATGATGATAATGAAGAAGATGATGATGAAGAAGACGAAGATGATCATAAAGTTAAAACCGTTTCTGAGAAGACACAGACTGAAAAACATGATGTAGCTGATAAAGTTGAGAAAGTCACAAAAGATATGGATAAAGATCTCTCTAGTCTCATAAAACAGATTAGATGGCAAATGGAATCCAATGAAGAAGTGAATGAGGGAGAGAATATTGCTGAAAATGACTTTAATCTAGTAGGAGAAGCTAAAAAGACTTCTCTCCAAGATTTGGTAGATGAGCTGCTGGAAGATATTATTGATCCAGATATAAAAACCAAATCTAATATAGAGACTCAAGAATCATATTATGTAAAGAGTCTCTTCGAAGAGTTATCTAAAAAGTTATAACCATTTATTTATAGTTTGAGGTATTAGCCATGACTAATCTTGATACTAAATTGCGTAATTATGAAAGAAAGTATAGCCAATATTTCGAGATGGTAGAAAAATTCCGTAAGGATCGATTCAAACTCTCTGATCTCACCATGCATGAGAAGTTAGCTCTCGGACAGTACATGGAGAATTGGGAAAATTATCTTCCCATCTTGGAAAGTGATCCCACTTCTCGAAGTGTCTTGGGTGACATCGTCCAAGCTCGTATGGGTCTGGTTGCATTGCAGTATGCTACCCTTCCGATTGCTGATCTAGCTTCGGTACAACCGCTCAATGAGCAATGGGGTGTTATCTACTACCGTCGTCTGGTTGCCACTACTACCCGTGCAGGTGTAACTCAGGGAACTACTGTAGCCAACCCTGCTGGTCTGATCTATCAGAACCCTGATTACTATTCGGAAGCTACTACTCAGAGCTTCCCCACGGTTGCTGCTCAGCAGAACTACAACTTGACGCTGTCTGGTACTCCACTTCTTCCTCGTTATGTCCAGATTACTGTTGGGCCTGCTAAAGCGATTGACGATGGTCAGGGTAACATCTTGGGTACTGGTGTCAGTGGTACTATCAACTATGCCACGGGAGCTCTGGTCTTGAGCATTACCAACACTAGTGTAAACTTGGGTACGCACCAGATTGTAGTCACCTATCACCAGAACCTGGTAGAGTCTAACTCCATCCCTGGTTTCCAATGGAAGTTGGATTCGAAAGTGGTCTATAGCCAATTCTTCACCATTAGCACTCAGTACTCCGCTGTCTCCGAATGGCTGGTCAAGCAGCGCTTTGATCGTGTGTTGTCTCAAGACTTGGTAGCTGATGCAGTAGCTCAGATCAACTCGACTGTACTCTCGTTGGCTATTCGCAAGTTGCGTGAAGCTGCAGTCTCCAATGGTGCTCCGGTGGTTTGGGATGCTTCTACTCCTGCTGGTACTTCTCGTGCTGAACACCGTATCACCTTTAACGATGCTATCGAACAGTCGCTGACCAAGATCGGTGATCGTAGCGGATATGCGGGTCGTTCTTTCATCGTAGTAGGTGCTCAAGGCCGTGTCATCCTCGGTACGCTTGGTCTCAAGCCGCTGGTCAAGACCGTAACTGGCCCATACCTGCTTGGTTATTGGGATGGTACTCCTGTCTACTATGCTCCTCAACCCATCTTGGGTCAGGACGAAGTCCTGGTAGGTTATCGTGGTACTAACTGGTTTGAAAGCCCTGTGGTCTATGCACCATTCATGCCAGTTATGACTGTTGAAGGCCCTGCTACTCCGAACCCCATGTTGAAGAACATGGCAGTTGCTCACGCTGCTGCTGTTGAAGTCGTTCTTCCGGAATTTGTCGAACGTATCCAGATCACTAACTTCTAATTTGTGATATTATGATAGACTGGTGGGTGAGTTTATCGCTCACCTACCAGCTTTATCATGGAATATAGATCAACAGGAGAGTCTATGAAAGACAAATGGAAATACCTTGATAACTTGATTGAATCGTTGGATCAGGACTTTGAAGATACTGAAGAAGTACAGGAATCTATACTTCAACGTATGATACAGAAATATAAAGCTAAAATGAAATCTCAAAAACCTAAGCAAGATGTAGAAGAAGAATCTGCATTGATGCGAGTTCTACGTAAACGTAAAAATAAGCCAAGTCTCAAAGAACGTGTTATTAAGGCTAATGTAGATGAGTTAGAAGGATTGGTGGAAGAGTCTGACGAAGCAAATATAGTCGAAGCTATGGATGATAAGCTGGATGCTTATGCCCTCAGCCGTGCTAGTATGTGGCTTGGTGTTCTGTTAGGAGCTGCTACTCCCTATATTGGCAATACCAGCTTGTTGCTGGTACCTTCTGTAAATACAGTAGGAGAATATTATATCTTTAGCCGGAATCGTCGGATTGAGATGGAAGTAAAATTCATGGAAGATGGTAGCGTAGCTGTAAATGTAGAACAAGCTCCTGCTGCATTCTATCGTACACTTCGACTTAACTTACAGAATCTCCGGAGGGTCAGAATTCTCTTGTCTCCTATCTCTACTCAGAGTGAAGATCTGAACAAAGTTCTCTCTACATTTAGCGATCTTAAAGTCCAGTACACTGAAGGAGAAGAAAGCGATTGGTAATAATATCTTTATAGTTTATAGTTTTATATATGGCTGACGTCGTTACTGTTCGTGATTTAATTTTAGCTTCTGTCAAACTTCCAGCTCAGCTGGTAAGTCATGCTGACGTAGAGCGAGCTGTAGAACAAGCGCTTATTAAATTAAATCAACGAACTGGTGGGCAAATCATAAATACACAGTCGCCATTACCTGGTATGACTATTTTGAGAGATCCTGTCTTAGATCCGAGTCAGGTCTATCTTATAGCCACTGGACTCGGACTCTATGTAGGACAAGTACCTTGGACACTAGCTAATGTAGATCAACATCAAGGTGCTTGGAGATATTTTATTGATTTAGCTGTAGAATACACTCATGTAGCAGTCTGTGGGAGACTTGCTATAGCTGATGGATTTAACGAGATGCCATTTAACCTGGAATTCAGAAGTATCTATGAACAGGCATTTCAACGGATAGCTGATATTGACCGGGATATTCAAGAGAATTGGTTGATTGGCGTCATATAATTATGAGGTAACAATTTATGAAGAATCTTTATATCTATAAAGGTGTACATATTGAGTGGGAAACTGAAGAAGAGTTAGTAGCTGCTCGAAAGAAAATCGATTTAGCTGATCAAGATTATCTAGATCTTATTACTAAAGGTCAAGCTAAATCTAAGACTAAGCCAGCTTCTGACGTTTTAGAGACTACCTCATTGGAGACCAAACCAACTGAAGAGTTGACTCCAAGTGATGTTCCAGTTCCGGAAGAAGTCACACCTCCAGTGACAGAAGTTACTGATCCAACCGAGAAGACTAGTTCAACTGAAGAAGTAGTCAGTCCACCTAAGACTACTAGGACTCGTCGGAATAGGTGAGATCTTTAGATATTTGAGATAATACTTTATGAGTTTAGGTTCATTTCGTAGAGGAACTAAGATCCCTGGATCTCGAATAAGTGGTGGTGGTGCTTGGAAACCAGTTATTAGGAAAGGACGTAGGAAGTTAATTCCTAAATGTCCTCCTAATAAATATTTCGATAAGAAAACTGGTAGATGTCAAGTAAAGACAGCTACAATAAAATTGAAATTAAAACGAGCTGCTAGAAAACGTAAATATAAATTAAAACGAAATCTAGCTAAAAAACTTCTGCAACGTAAACGTTCACTTCTCCGGAGGAGATTATTTGTACCCAAGAAATTTAGATAATTATAAATTGAGATAATACATATGTCTACTTTATTAGAGATCGTAGATACTACGTTAGCTGAGATAGGTCAAGTCATCTTGGATGCATTACTTCCGATTCTGGGATTAAGAGTAAGACTCTATAATCCTATAATGGAAGATAATATATACTCTTCTGGACAATCTAAACCAAACTATGAAAGTACACCTTATGATGAGAGTCTATTAATCATCTCAGGTATCTTGTCTAAAGATCACGCTAGAAATCATCAAGCTAACACTAGTTCTTCTGATAGTCCTACCACTGAAACTGAGAAAAGAGCTTGGGGACTTGATTATATACCACGTGGAACTAAAGTAGTAGCTCGACTCTATAATAAAGAAATACATATGAGAGTGCAATCAGTTTATCAAGATCCTACACGTCTTGGTAGTTATTATGAATTCATTTTAGAACCTCTATGAATATTTCAGCTACTAGTCTGGCACTGCTTACAGATCTACAAAATCGATTAACAAATCTATATCCTACCCAAGTTAGATTTCTTCCACGTGTAGGTAATCATAACACAGAACTAGATGGACTTATAAATCAATTATCACGGAATAAATCTCAACAAGTGGATCAAGTTTGGTTAAGTTATTATTTCTCTAGAGGGAGTCTAGACTATATCGATAATAGGATCCGAGAAGTCTACTGGCCTGATCCCACAAATAGTGACAGATCTTTCCAAGTTCGAGCTATACCACTTGCCACGTTGGATATAGCTATATCATTTGTCTCAAATCATGCACCATTATTAGAAGATCTAGAGCAGAAAATTTCTTTACGTCATTTCCCTTTACAACGAAGTTTTGTAGCTACTGCTCCTATCTTGACTGGTCTAGATCCTATAAAATTTTGGTATGACCTTGAATCTCCCAACCCTAATTACCGTGTAGAAGCTACCAGCCTCGGATCCGTATCAGAATTATCTATATCTCTTCGGATATATTTCCCTATATTCCAGATACCTGAAAATACAACATCTCAGAAGATAATAAAAGAGATTACTTTCGACATCTACAGTTTACCTGAAAATTTATTATTAACTAGGTATACACTTACCTAAGGTGGTGATATGAATGAATAAATCTTACAAGATCTCTTCTTATTTAGCTTATCCAGTGTTTCTCAAAGTGGATATGCCTCCTGTAGAGACTATCATGATCCATCCTTATGCTGTTATAGATCTAGAAGCAAAAGCTCTCATAGAGCCAATACCTACAGGACTTCAAGTTTATGAACATCCGATGAATCGTGAAGAAGAGAGCAATCAGACACCACAAACTGATTTGAGGTTGAAGCGGAATCAATCGCGACCATCTACAGGACAGCCTCAAGATCCTGATAACTCTTCATCCTAAACTGTATATCTCAGGTTATACACTTTTAATCATTGAACATGATCTATTAGTTTAGAGGTATATATCATGGCTGCACCTGCAGTATATTTGAAAGAACAAGATAAATCTTTACGTGTACCTGAGTCTCCAGGTCTATATGCAGCTATCGTCGTAGACGCAGAGCGTGGACCATTGACTCCTACACTGATCACTAACATTGACCAGTTATTGAGAACTTATACCACAACAGGTAAGCTCCGGAGGGGTGGTTCGAACGCACTTCTCTCGGCTATGCAGTTTCTAACTGCTAGCAATAAACTTTGGGTCGCTCGTGCTATCGGAGCTGGATATTCTTATGCTGGTTTATTAGTATCTTTTGACACTGGTACTGATACAGTTAGTTTCTCTACTGCTTCTGCTACGAATCCTTCGACTTTTACTAGTTGGGGTGCTACTGGTAAATTATTGCTAGCAGCAGATTCTCCCGGTGGCTGGGCTAATAACCGTGTAGCTGTACAATTTAGTCGTTATACTCGACCTCTACCCGCTGGATCTAATAGTCAGGCATTCATGCTTCATGTTTATTTCGACAATGTCAAAGTCGAAGAACACCTCGTCAGTCTCTGGCAAGATGAGTTAGATGGAAATGGTAAATCGATTTTTATCGAGACTGTATTAAGATCCAGTGGTTATGTACAAGCTAAAGTTAATCCCACAGCTATAACTGGTGGTAGTGCTTCTCAATTGATTCCTACTGCTGGTACAGGCCCGTGGCCTGCTTCTCCTTCAGCACTTGGTAGTGGTGCAAATGGTGGGGTACCAGGTCAATCTGCTTATATCAATGCAGCTAATCGATTTGCTAATAAGTTAGATTATCCTGTTACGCTATTCTTGGATGGTGGTTATGCAGATCCTGCTTATGCAGTGACGCTGACTAATCTGGCTGAAAATAGGAGAGACGCTGTAGCGATTCTATCAGTACCTTCTCAGTCAGAATCTTCTGCTAACTATCTAAACGATGTCATCTCATATTCTCAGTCAATAGGTACTGGTATTGGTGGTATAAATTCTTCATATGCAGCGTTATATAGTCCTGGTATCAAGCTCTACGTACCAGACTTTGACGACTATGTATATGTTTCTCCGGATGGTTTTGTAGCTTCTGCTATAGCTAAGACTGCTCAAAACTATGAGATCTGGATGCCAGTAGGTGGTTGGATCCGTGGTAAGCTGAATGTTGTAGACGTTCTCCGGAACTATACTGACGGTGAACTAGATGCACTCTATGATGCAAACATTAACCCTATACGGTTCAAACGTGGTAAAGGTATCTCCATTTGGGGTCAGAAGACGCTATACCGGATGCCTTCTGCTCTTGACCGGTTGAATGTGAGGTTATTGTTAATCACTATCGAGAATGCTATCGCTGAATCTCTGGAAGGATACCTCTTCGAACAAAATACTGCTGCTACACGCTCTCTGATCCAAGCTATGATCGAAGGGTATATGTCCAATATTCAATCCAGAAATGGTGTCTATGATTTCTTAGTTGTTTGTGATGAGAGCAACAATAGTGCAGTAGACATAGACAACTATCGCTTGAATGTAGATCTCTATGTCAAACCTGTGAAAGCGATCGAGTATATCCATTTCCGGACAGTTATTGCACCGACTGGAGTAAGTTTTGATCTAGTTAGAGGTTAAAGATTATGCCTAAACCGTTACTTAATCAGTTAGTCCAGCTTGATAGTGTATTTCACCTAAACGATTGGAATATCAATTTCACTAGACTTCCTTCGGGATTTGCAACTGGATCTCTACCACAAAATCTGAATATCAGAGCTTATACCGTAGACTTGCCAAGGTGGAATATTAATTCTATCCAAGTGGATATTCGTGGACATCGCTTCTATATTCCTGGAGATAAAGAGTTTGACTCGACGATTACACTTCAGCTCCACGAGACTACAGATGCTGTAGTCTTGGAGTTTTTCAGAGCATGGTCTGAAGCGATTTATGCTACAAATACTGGTTCTAAAGGTAATCCTGCTTGGACTCAGTTAAAAGGCGACATTCAGATGCTGCTCTTAGATCGTCAATTAAATCCTAAATGGGAATATATGATCTACGGTGTTTGGGTACAGTCGGTAGATCTCGGTGGTCAGTTATCTGGAGATAAAGGAGCAGATATCGTAAGACCTTCTGCTACACTAAACTTTGACTGGTTCACCAATAAGAAACTCTAGCTCATGGGGGTAGCATTGAAACCTAAGTTACAAGAGCTGACTCAAAATCTGGATCAAGTACTCCACACTAACGACTGGACTCTCGAAGTCATGCGTTGGCCCATCACACTTGACTCAGGATTGAGTCAGCTTAAACCTTTAGCAGATAAGAGTCTTATTAGATTGATCTCTGTAGACCTCCCCAAGTGGGAGGTATCTCCAGTGCAAGTCTTACATCGTGGCTATATTTTCCAACTCCCAAGTATCTGGGATACCCCGAGATCATTAACCACTATATTCTTAGAAACTATAGATAAGCCAGTTTTTAAGTTATTAGAAGCTTGGAGAGAAGTAGTTGCTCAGACTTCTTGGGCTGGAAGCTCTAGTGATGATTACCAGACTTCTAGCATTAAAGCAGATCTGAGAATTATCATGTATAACAGACAACAAAATCCTGTTTTAGAGTATAATATCTACGGTGTATTTCCCATTAATGTAGATTTTGGACAATTAGTCGGAGACAAAGGAGCTGATATATTTAGAATAAATGTAACCTGGTCTTATGACTATTATTTTGCGAAATAGGACTAGCTATGGCTAAGATAAAACCACTCTTAAGACAAGTAGGCCAAATACAAAACATATTACAAACTACAGATTGGTTAATAGGTATCATAAAAGCTCCATACATATTGAAAGATCATCCATATTGGTCTGACAAGCCTCAAAATAGTCCATATATTTTTAGTTTCATGACTAATTCGATATCTCTTCCGAATTTACAGATCCAGACACAGGAGATAAACTTAAACGGATATAGAGTACGAATACCGTTAGAAGCACAATATTCTGGAGAGTTATCTATCACACTCTTTGAGGATCAAAACGTAAGATCGATTATAGCAGTTCGTGAGTGGTTTCAAGCGATTCACGATTATCGTCGTCAACGACGAGTTTCTTCAGAATCAGCTAGACAGAATGCGTATAAAGCAGATATAGATATCTCATTACATACTCACGCTGCTAAGATCAGTCCAGTGAATAGAAGTCAACCAAATCCAGATGTAAACGTTAAAGTTCCGCTTACTTTCAAGATGTATGGAGTCTTTCCAACTGGTATGAATTTACCGGAATTGAACTCACAGAAGACTGGAGAGCCTTTTATGTTAAATATGACCTTCTCATATGATTATTTTGAGATCGAGACTGAAAAATTATGAAACTCACAGACTATCTCAGCTTTATTGATGCACCTATTGATTGGGCTATTAGCACGCTCTGGACGCTACAATTAATTGATAGTAAGTTTCGTGATCCAGCTTTTGGTGGCGTAACAGATCTTGGAGCTCTGCTCGGAAATCCTAATAGTATGGAAGTCATAGTTCCTATAGAAACAATAGAAGAGCGGATAGCTGCTGCTACAGACAACCAGATAAACATGGGTCATTTGTTTTACCGTTATCCATCGGAACGTGGGATGCAGAAAAGTCTAAATATTAGTTTCTATGATGATGCGAAATATAGATTTTCCAAGATGTTTCAACGATGGATAGATTGGAGTATACCTCCATCACCTATGAGTGCTATGAAACCACTCTCAGCTATCCAACGGAAAGTGATCTTAACTCGATGGGATTATGATAAGAAAACTCCAGTTTGGCAAAGGAGCTATTTTGTATTTCCAAACGGAGAACTCTCTTATCAAGGAACTGGTACAGCTGATCTAGTGAGATATCAATTAGAATTAGTGGTAGTTCGCGAGGTAGTACACAAATAAGGAGGAAATATGAAAGAAGTATGGTATGAAATCGATACACTCCCAAGTAACGGCCACTGGTATAATGAGAATACTAAAATCTTCATCAGACCTTATACTGTTCGAGAGACGCTTCATCTGGCTAAAATGAAGCGAAGCAATGATATCTTGAGGTATAATCTACACGGTCTAAAAGCAGAAAATCTAGAATTAGAGGATATGATCTTATCTGATTATTATTTCTTAGTATTGATGAGAAATGGTATATCAGGTACCCTTGAAGGTCTAATGATAAAAGATCATGTCTGTACTAATTGTAAAAAATCTTCAGATCATAAAGTCTCTGTAGAAGATCTAGAAGTAGTAGATCTACCACCTACAGAGGATTTCACTGTGACAGTAGACTCTTACCAGTTGACAATCACGCCTTTGAAAGTTAAACATATTTTAGATTCTCAGGATGTATCAGGATATGAAGAAGAATTACCTTTCTTCAAAGAATTGATCTTAGCTGTAGAGGCCATTACACAAGATGGAGAAGCATTAACTTGGAATTCTGTATCAGAAAAGGTAGATATCTTCTTGAATCTACCTGCACAAGTATTATCGGTTATCTATGAGAGTATCTTGCCTAAGATCTTCCCAACTTTCAAAGTAGAATTGATTTGTCCTCACTGTCAGAAAAGTGATATCATCAATATCCCACTGACAGCTGAGGAGGTGAAACCCTTTTGTAGATCCGAAAAGTCTACAGGAATTGATCTTTCTACTATCAAAAGAAGGTCTAGGAAGTCTAGTTGAACTGCAAGAATTAGAATACATGGAGTTTCAATTTTATCTGAAACAACAAATCGATTATTACAGAGAACTAAAGAAAAAGCGATCCACTTCTAGTTCTCCTCATAAGTTTGGTCCAGATTTACCTTGAAAAAGATTACTCCTCTGAATTTCGATTGGGTAGCTAAGTTTAGAAAGATGCTACCTAAAAAGCCTGTCTCGTCAGAAGAAAAAGATACGTCTAATAAACCTGATATACCTGATATATCAGGTGAAACTGATCTCTTGAAAAAGATGGTCATACAAAATCAACAGATGTTACAGGCTTTGAATAAGATTGTTAAACAAAACGAAGAATTACTTTATCAGATTAAAACTTTAAGGAAAGAGTCAGATCAGCGGTCTCTGACTCAAGGTGCTACTTCTATCTTTGGTACACTCGCTAAATCAATATTTTCACCATTTAGATCTCTATTTGGGATCTTCGGTAATATCTTAGAAACAGTCTTAGGTCTACGTCTCCTCAAAGGTGCTGGAGGATTATTAAAGAATAAAACTCCTAATTTAGGTAGATCTGTTTTAGGACCTTTCAGAGGATTAGGATCTGTTTTAGGTAAATTAGGACTCATAGGTGCATCAATTTTTACTGTACCAAAGATCATAGAAGGGTACCAGATGGCTCAAAATAAAGGTGTAGGTGGTATTGGTGCTGTAAGTCGTGGTATAGACTACGGTATCTTAAATACTCTTACACTTGGATTATTACCTCCAGAATTAAATTATATAATAGTAGATTTATTTAATCAGTTCAAAGGATGGCTAATATCTACTATCTGGAATGGACTATCTGCACTTTTTAAGAGCCTGGTAGGAAAAATCTCGGAAAGTCTATCTGGTATTTTAAAGGATATAACCTCATTTATTACCACTTCTATCGATCAATTAACCAAACCTGTTAAAGCTAAATTAACTGAACTTACAAACACTATCGGTACACCTATTGTAAATTTCTTAGACAAAACAACTGACCCTCTGAAACCACTATTCAAAGAGTTATCTAATTGGTTCGAGAAACAGAATCAGGTAATCCCAAGACCTCCCAAGACTGTCACACCATCAACTAATCAAGTTATTAAATTAGATAAGTTTGTTCCTGGCGTAAAAGATACTTTCTCAGTACCAGACAAACTATATAATCGCTTGAAAGACGGTGGTGGTGAATCTGAGTCTCGACCTATATCGGTTCAGCTACCTGAGGGATTTAAAACATTATATCAAGAGTGGAAAAATACCACAGATCCTGTAAAGAAAGCTAATATCAAGAGTCAGCTGCAGAAGCAATATCCAGATATATATAAACAAGTATTTCCAAATACCGCTGCACCATCTAATATAGTGAATAGTACTGTACCTTCATTAATGAATATTAGACCAGCAGCACTTAATATATTAAATAAGATTTATTTGCATAAACCTTCACCTGATCCGATTGGTTATAGGTCAGAATTAGCTAGCTTAAATGAGTTTCAATCTTATCTAACGAAGATATTGCCAGCTTCTCAGAGGTATGACATCACGCAACTAACTCGAGATAATCCTGGTAGATTAGGATATGGTATTCATGGTCACCTCGGGACAGATATAGCTACTCCAGTCGGTACACTCCTCCGGTCGCCCATGAGCGGATATGTCATCTTGAGAGAGACTGCAGGAGGCTGGGGTAAACATGCCATTATTATAAATGGACAAGCAGGGATAATATTAGGTCATTTAAGTCAATTCGATCCATACCTTGTAAAGAAAATCCAATCTGGTTCAAATATTGTTCATCCAGGAGAAGCTATTGGTCTCACTGGAAATACTGGAAACTCTACTGGCCCACATTTAGATGTAACAGTCTTTAAGATGGTACCTAAAGGTAACCAAGCTGGTGAGTATCAAGTAAAATATCTCCAATCTTATAAAGATATCGTAGATACCATGAGACAAGCTACCACCAGTGTAGACTATAAATTAGCTCAAGAGATGGCTAAAAAGTTTAGCTTTAACTATGCCGCTGTGGCGAGCACGCCTGTCTCGGATCTGGTTACTCCGATGAAAACAGTTAGCAGTGCTACTAACTTTTCTAGCACTGATCCATTTGTATCTCTCCCATTTGATCCGTCTCAGACATCTATCGCAACTACGACAAATTTATTAACAGATCTCATATTATCCTTAAATCGCGCTTATTCTTCGATGTTAATCCCTTCAGCTACAACTATGACATCGACATCGATACCAAAGACTCCGACTGCGACTACAGTGTCTACTACTAATAATAAATCGATTACACCAAGTAAACCTGTAGTAGTTAATGCGATCCCGCTGAATAAGGATTTTAATAAGGACTCTCCTGCTACCGGTGTATTTCAAATAAATTATCAACGGATGATTGATCCGAGATCACCTAAAGGTGGTATCGATTGGGGTGCACTTTTCAGTCAGACTAAAGATCGTATTATACAAGGTTCATCAGATGCATTGTTTGGTGCATTAGATCAGATGAAATCAGGTGCCATAGATCAGCTTAAATCGGAGTTAAGATCTTTACCTATTATAAATCAACTACCAGAACCTATATTAAACCTTGCAGAACAGAAAATATCGTCAGCAATACAAACTGGTAATCTAGAGATAAGTCCAAATGAAATTGTTAATGTTGCTAAGTCTCTTTTCCCTCAAGTTGGAGAGTTTTTATCTAAACCAATAACCATACCTATATCACCAGGGTCTCAAGGAACTACTCCTTCTAATATTCCAGATACCAGTGCTGGTATATCTTATAATATGACGCCTCAGACAATCGAGAGTAATGAATTAAAATCGATTATGTTTGACGAACAGATATCGACTGCATCTAATCAGAGAGATTCTACTATCCAAAGCTCACAATCTCCGGTAGCTACTCCTACAGTCACACCTATCCCCGTACCCTCTGCACCAGTAAATGTAATAGCACCTAGTAGTCAGAGTCCACTGGATGATATGTTGATATTACTTAATACAGTTTTTCGGATGTAATTATGTATGACTGGTCATTATTGACTGATCTTTGGCAAAAAGAACATCATTATTCTCTTACTATGACTACGAGTGTATCTGATCAAGTCAAAGATAAATTGAAATATAATACTAATCAAATAATTGTACAAGGATTCTTAGCAGATCAGATAGGATTTCGCTTTGGATCTAAATACATGGAGTTTGGTCTCGGACTCGGAAATCAGTTTGGTGGGTGGGCTCAAGCAGCAGAATCTATAGCATCAGCTATACCAGGTGCAAAAGAAAAAATAGATCAGATAAAAAGCGCTTTAGGTGTAACAGGTGGCGTTAGTCTTTTGACTGTCTATAATACACTTAAATTTTGGACTGGCTATGAGCCGTTCACTATGAGCTTAAATCTTATATCCATTATTCTAGATAAAAAAAGTTATCAGATCTATCAAAATAATTTTCGGTATCTGACTGATGCAGTGTTGCCACTACCTTCTAAATCAAACAATCAAGGAATATTGATATCTTCTCCCATGGGTTATGTTATACCTTCTATAGATCAGACAAGGACAGCTGGGGTTCACCCTCAAGGTACTTGGACAATAGCGATTGGGAAATGGTTCGTAGCTAGTGGATTCTTGGTAAGTAATGTATCATTCAATTTCTCTAGACAAGTTGTTCAACTCTCTCCAGCCGAAGATGGTATTTCTGCTCCATTATTGATTGAAGCTACAGTAGAATTAGAGCCATGGCGAATTTTATTTGCAGATGAAGTTAGAAGTTTCTTTTTATTCGATAAGGCTAAATGGGGGTGGCCAGAATGAAAAGATTTTATTTAGATATAGAAGCTTTTCGTAAAGATCGATTTCAACCTAATGTATATTTCGATACTATAGGGTCATCTAATGGAGTCATAGATTTTAGGAGTAATCCTATATTTATTAAAAGACTGTTAGCTCTTCCGAGTCAAGAAATAAGAGAAGTAGCTATGGATATTCGTCCAGATTATGAAGCTTACCTTATCTGGAATAAATCTTATTTATGGTGGGCTTTATTATTGTACAACAATTATAACCTGTTAGATTTCAAGAAAGGAATACCATATCGTTATTTCTCTCTTTTAGATTTTGAGAGTATGATATATGATCTCTATCTGAAAGAGCGAGAATACCGAAGGAGGATGAATAATGCCAGGTAAAGTCGGACAGATTATATATGATTTAGAATTAGAGTCTGGTAAAGTATTAAATCTATCTAAACTTATCATCAATGAGACAGTAGGTCTAACATTGCCGAGTCTAAAAGCAGAATTTTCTTATCCGAGTGATAAATTTTCAGATCTAGCTCTAGGTAAATCGCTTAAAATCCAAATAGGTGATGAAGATCTAGATTACAAGATGGAGTTTACTATAGTTGGTCATCAATTTCAATTAGCACAAAATAGTATTCAAGTTCAAATAGCCGCACTATATAAACCAGAATTTAATATAAAGATGCGAGGTCGAGTTTTTAAGAAACAAACCTCTGTCAAAGCTCTACAGAATATATTATCAGAATATTTTGAGACAAATAATCAAGCAAAATCGACTGATGATAGCATGGATTGGGTGCAACTAGCATTAGAGTCTGACAGAGAAGCTGCTTTAAGGATCTGGAAACACTCTTATTATAATGATCAGAATCATCTTTTACCTTTCATCCAAGCTGATGGGAGAGCTTTATTAATCGATTATAAATCAGTGAGTCAGAAAAAGGCTATAAAATTAGGAGATAACGAAGAGAGTGGGAGTGGCGCAACTACTGGATATTCAGTTTTTAACACTAAATCTTCTGTAATGGATTATCTCAGTACTTTCCGAGTTCTCTCAAAAGAACTCAAGACAGCTAAATCTGAACAATATGATCCAGACTATGAAGCGATTTTTGCTATAGGCGACGCTCCAGATCCATTGAAAGAGATGGCGGCTAGATATCAAGTTTATTTTCAAGATGTTACTCACTCGTCTTATCATCAAGCCATGGCAAAGAATGCACAAGCTTTCTCTAAACTTGATGCACTCCGTGTACAAGTCCAAATAAAAGCAGATCAGACCAAAGATTTGATAGAATTAGCACAGCCTATACAATTGCAAGTAAGTCAACGAGATGAGCTTATAAAAACTGCATTATTGGAATTAGGTGGAAGATACATTGTTCTGGGAAGATCTTGGCTTGTAGTCCCTGGACAACCATTAACACAGATATTGGATTTAGCTAAAGATGCATTTGCGGTATGAGGTAATATATGAGACTTGTAGAATGGTATCACGTTACATCTCCATTGAACGGTCATTATTGGGGTGAAGTAGTAGATGACCAAGATCCTGAAAAATTAGGTAGGATCAGAGTAAAATCTGAGATTTTCCAAGATATACCTGATAGTGATCTTCCTTGGTGTTTACCAGTTTTGCCAGGATTTCCTGGTAGTAAAAATACAGGCACTTTTTGGGTACCAGAAGTCGGTGCAGAGGTGATGATCTATTTCCCATTCCATGATCCTCATTTACCGGCTTATTATGGTAGACTCCATACCCAAGCTAAATGGATCGATAATCGATTTCGTCAAAATTATCCGAAGAGATATGGATGGCAAGATGAGAATGGAAATTTCTTTTTAGTAGATAAACAAGATAAATTTCTACGTATCTTCCATGAGAGTGGAGTAATCGTACACATTAACAAAGACGGAGACGTTAAATTATTACAGCCAGCTACTCGTAAACTCTATGTAACTAATAAAGACGTACACTTTACGGGAAATCTATACGTTGATAAACATTTGGTGGTACAACATTGGGTATCCAGCCCGCTCTATACGTCGTTAGGAGTAGCAGATTTCAGCACTGAAGATGCTTACAATATAAATCAGGTAGTGAATAAACTTAACTCACATATAGCTCATTTTAATAGTCATACACATCCCGTTAGTGGTAATACAACGGGTCTACCACCTGGAGATTCTCCTAAAGCTCCTGATGGATCGAGCGGAGGTATTCACGATCCAGGTGCAGAACCTACAGATTAGAGGGATCTTATGGATTTCAATTTAGACTATCCTCAAATAACTACTGGTGTAAATGAACTCTTACAGATTATCAGATTGCAGGCTAGAACCTCTCGCGGAGAAGTACCTTTTGATCCAGATATCGGAGCTGATTTAGAGGATATTTTATTTGAAAACTCTGGAAATATATTATTAGCAGTCGCTAAAGACGTATTAAATCGATTTAAAATAATGGATGAACGTTTCATAGAATCTGATTTAACACTAGAAAGTGATCCTGATACCAATACCGCTTGGGCTTGGTTAATATTACCAGCTGGTAATTTTAGAACACAAATATAACTAGAGGTGATATATGAATTTTGAAGAGATCCGTCAAAGAGTACTAGAGCGATTGCAATCAGATCTACCTCCAGATTGGGGTGAATTTTATAGATCTTCGGTCGGTTATGCTCTTGTAAATACTATAGCAGCAGAATTCTCTTACCTATACGGAGAAGTATCTAAACTTTTTCAAGAATCATTCCTCTCTACTGCTAAATCTATGACATCTATGATAGATTGGGCTCATGCTGTCGGTTATCCTATCATCCGAACAAGAGCAGCAGAGATATCTGTAGATTATACTCATAACAGCAGCTTTCCTCCGATTATTTTTGAAACATTACCAAATTCTAATACCTTTCTACAATCTACATTAACTCCAAATGTTTTATATACAGGTACACCTGTATTATATTTTGGAGATATTCCTGTTTCACTGGATACTTTCACTGCAGGTAGTCCTCCACAATTCAGTCTTTCATTATTGATACCGAAAGGATCTAGCAGCACTATGAAGCTCATCACTGGAGTCTGGAAAGCAGTCATGCTACCTTTGAATCAATTTCTTGATGATCCAGAATACTTTATAGAAGGCCCTGTAGATGATAAAAGGATATTAATCATCGCAAGAAAACCTAATATCAGTAGTTATCAACTGAAATCGATATCTATACATAAAGAAATATTCCGTGTATTAGATTATGGCGGCCTCCATGAGTCAACTATTCAAGATGATGGAGTACTGCTCCGATATGAGTCAGATTTCCCTATCGAATGGTTAGCTGGAACGACAGAATTAGTAATCATCTGGTTTAGTCCGCATGCTACGAAGTTATATACTTCTGATGATTGGATTCAAAAGAATCTTCGTTGGAATCAGTCAAATGACGGCTTGACACTTACCAATAGTACTTGGACGCTGTATACAGATTGGATGCCAGGTGAAGACGTAGATTCGATTAGAAAGAATATTCGGAATTGGATGTTCTCTCGAAATGTCGTAGTAAATGCTGAAGACATAAAAACTAGTTCAAAACGTTATTTCGGGAGTTCTCTCATAGATGTATCTACTAATGTCAGTACTACTGGATTAGTAAAGATAAGTTATCTGTATAGAGATACAGCTAATTATCGCACTTTAACGAATCAAGAAAAAACTTCTTGGTTACAATACCTTACTTCCAAAGCTGTACCGGGTATTACCTTCCAGGTAGAAGATCCAGTCTCAAAAAATTATCAATTGAATATAGCTATTACTGTACAATCTCTCCGTTATGTAGAAGCTCAGAATGGACTTTCAGAACTCTTTAATCGATTTCCATTGAGTCTTGGAAAGACTTTTGATATTGGTGGACTTTTGAAAGAAATAAATCAATTACCAGGTATTCTAGCAGTGTCTTATCAAGTTACTGCTTCTGATAATATCACGACTTACCGTGATTATCATCAACCAAATTATACTGTTTCTTGGGATATAGTATGAAAGAATACTGGAAAGATCTCGTCGAATATTTCTGGAGTGTACTTTCTCCAGTCTATGTAAAATCAAAACCTTTCTGGAACTATACTGGACAGATAATGCAGTGGTGTTACACTGCTGGAGACCGTTGGACTGCATCTATCCGTCAGATCTTGGCTAGTCTCTATATTATCAGATCTCCATATAAGAAGCGAACTACACTGTCTGAAGATTGGCAACCATTAGATGAAGCTGGAAATCATGAGACTAGATTTTCTCAAAGAGAGTACAGGGTGTATGCATATCTCCAAGAATATGATGAAATCGGTTTATGGAACTGGATGTATCCACTAATGAGTAAAGAGGATTATATGATATTACCTTGGCAATCTGTACCTCTTAGTTCCATGATTAGTAACTTTATCAAGCCTTATCATCTACCACTTTTCTTTAACTTTATGAGGATATATCCTTCTGAAGAGTTTCTAAAGCGATTAGCGAAATTTCAGGGTTATAATCTCTGGATACTTTATCCTCGCTATACTATCCGACAAGATCAATTACCTGATTATACACTTGGAAGTACTTATAATCCATCTGATCCACCAGATTATGGTATAAACGATAAAGTGTTATCTAGCAACAGCACTTCATTAAGAAATTTATATTATCTTGGAGATTATAATGCATGGTGGATCCCGAGATATGATGGTAGTAATTGGAAAACTTGGTTTGATATAGGAGAAGTCTTATGTCTACTGGAATCTGAATTAAATGATCAATTTTTAGATCCCGTAAACTTGATCCCTGCATTGTCTGATATATTGAGATCTATATTGCCTCCCTATCTAACCATTTATGTCTATCCACTTTTATCTTCTAGAGACAATATGTCATTTTCATCTGGAATAAGAATCTTGCAAAATAGTACAGTGATATTACAACAAGGATGGTGATAATGAGTGAGAGGACAAGTAACCATTTATACTCCGACTGGTGAGATGATATTAAAAAATCAGGTCTTATATAGTGGTCATCCAGTATTTTATGCTGTATTGTCTGGATTAGATACACGAAATAAGATATACCTACTCCGATTAGGTACTTCAAATCAACCAACAAATCCTAATCAAACCGACTTGATAAGTCCACTTCCTTATGATTTTTTAGTTTCTAATAGAGAATTTGACGCCACAGGCGTCCGATATAATTTCTTATTATCAAACTTACCAACTGGTCTCAAATTTTCAGAAGCTGCTATCTATGGAAGTTATTATGATATCATTACTTCTAACTTGATAACAGCCACAGTAGCAAGAATAACTTTTGCTACAGTTACAATTGCAAGTGGGTTTATCTATCAGTTAGATTGGAAATTTAACCTCGTATGACTCAGATATATCCTATTGAACTTACAGCTAACACTACATTATCTTTTACGACAGAGTTACCGGATATACAAATCGATTTTCCTTACTTTCCAAGTCCTAACTGGCAACGATTGTCTCCCTATCATCCATTAGATATCACTATATCTCCAGGAAAACTTATATTTAATCACCATACAGACAGTGGTATACTTTTTGACCTCAGCCCTTGGACATATATAAGAAATATAAGAGATTATCCCATATTCCTCTTTATAGATGGACAAAAAGTACAGCTCTCTCCAGATGAAGCTCATTATATCCAAGGGAAAACTCTGTCATTATTTGCTCCAGCCGGATCATGGGCTGATCTTATTTTTATTACAGAAGCAGAAGCTGGTGAAGATCAGTATACTAAATATTGATAGTTATAATTTCTCATGTTGTCAACCACCCCCGACTGAAGTCAGGGGCTTGTGAGGAGTAGGTATGCCAAACCGAAACGAACAGGTTAAACGGGAGACTAGGGTGGCCGAGGTCTGATGGAAAGCGGTTGTGCCAGAACGCTAAGCCGTCTGATTGCAAGTTTCTGGCTTTAAACTCTTGGAGGACGCGGCTCCTCCCCTGTCTAAAGACAGGGGTTTCCGCTGCGTGAATTTTTATGATAACTTTTAAATTTTCACGACCTTATAAAGATCAAATCCTCTTAGATTGGAAAAGTACCTCTGATTATCCGAGGTATACTATCAGTAGTAAGGGTCTAGATCTACAGGTAAGATTAGAATATCTACCCAATCAATATGAAGAATACATAGTTCCTGATGTATTTGATACATTGGTATTAAAAGAAATGATCATCTCAGATAATGGTACTGTTACCGTAAATGGACAGACTGTAGTCGTATTATCCAGAAATGTACCAGATACAAATATTCAATTAGCACTTGGAGGAGATCTGACTGGTAAGGCTTGGACAGGGCCAATAGGAAATTATCAAATATCTGGTATCCATAATGGAGCTAATATAGTCTTTCAACTAGATAATCTCATTGACTTACATCCGATCTATATCACGCTAGGTAATTATTTCCGGAAACCATTTGCTCAAGTAATCCGTGGACCAAAAGATGATTTAATCAGCTATAGTACCTTCAACTCCGCTTATAATTATCCCTGGTATTGGGAAGTCGTGAGGACGTCTACACAGATACAATATCGATTATATAAAATAACCGATATTTCAAATGTTCACCAACCATTTGGAGTTACAAATTACACACCTAAAAGAAATTTAATCTTAGTGAGAGCATTTCCGATAGATTATAATCTCCAACAAGTATCTGCTACTTTTTCTTTTGACGGGATGATATATATCGCTTTCTTAAGTGAAAATAAAGTAACCATCATAGATGCTCTCGGAGAATATATACCTATTTATAGAGGTAACTATCTATTACCTCAAGTCAAGAGTATGTACCTTATAGATACTTCTCTGGTATATGGAGATCTCTCAGGTATAATATTTCTTTTTACTTTATCAGATGATCTTAAATTAAGAACTTATGATATCAGTATCTCGAGAGTAGATGCGACATCTGAAATCGATTTATCATCTGATTTTGCTCCAGATATTCTTTATCCAGCAGATTGGTATATCGATCAAATCGTACCAAAGGTAGGTCAGGAGATAGAAGTAGCACTCTGGTCTAGAGATTACAATTTTAAGTATCTCACTTTTTATGTAAGCGATACAGAACAATTTTACTGGTTATCTGATACAGCTACTGATAATTATTTCTGGTCAGGTGATAATGCTCCTGATGAATATGAAATATATTGGCAACGATAGTTTATTCGAGGTATCATGCCAGATACATATGATACACTAATACCTGATGAAGTATGGGAACAATCCGGTTTCTTATTTCCAAGACCTGGTAGTCGTGTTAGAACTACACCTATAAAATCGCTTTTTCAAAAGCTATTAAACCGAGATGAATACATAAAGAAAGTTGTCGGTAGATTAGCTGGAACAACCAATTGGGATGATATCCCACCTAGTAATATACAGAGCTTGTTTAACCAGCTCGGATCTCTGAATACACAATTGAATGCCTTAAATACTAATCTGACTCAACACAAGACAGCAGCTGTTTTGGATCATCCTGATAGCTCAGTTACTGATAGTAAGATAGGAAATAGAACTATAAATGATAACTTATTTCCGACTACAGATACTAACAATCTTACTACATTATTGTCTAATCTAGCTAACCGGATAAAATCGATTACAGGATCTACAGGCTGGAAAGACAATCCACCGGATACCCTTATTAATCTAAATAACACGGTAGCTAGGAAAGGTGTAAATGAGACTATAACGGGAGCTTGGACATTTAATAATAATGTAGTCTCATCTCAGACTATTACAGCAAGCCGTTTCATCTCTACTGTAGCTTCTGGTACAGCACCTTTAGTAGTAACGAGTAACACTCGTGTAGCCAATCTTAATGCTGACTTGTTAGATGGTTATGACTCTGTAGATTTCCCAAGGAAAGCTGAGGGCGCTACCATAACTGGAAACTGGACTTTCAACGGTGATTTAACTATCCAACAAGGTAGATATATCAGATATAATTCGAATTTCAGAGTAATGTATCCTAGATGGGGATTTGCTACAAACGCTGGTAGTTCTGCAAATAAATGGCAAAAAATAGGTACCTTTACGTTCACTGGTAACTACCAGAAATGCCATATTCATGCGATTATTTGGGCTGGACGTGATGCAGATGATGCTTATGCTACCCAACATCTTGTCATGGAGATAGATACTGGTAACACACCTAGTATCGTCACAACTTCTTACATTCTTGGACTTTATTTGGAACATGCTGCTACCTCGGGTACTACTGACTTCGCTATCAAAGACGCCAGAATTGTCATCCCTGATCCTACCAACTATCCTAATGTAGCTGAGTTATGGGTACAATGGAATGTAAGTTGGGCTCTCATATCTCCAGAAGTTCGCTTAATAGGGCCTAATAGTGTTACTGTTAGTCTCAATACAGATTTGACAGACGATGCTAACTTAGCTTCCACATCACCTCCGAGTACTGGAACAGTACTTACGCCTAATCACACTAGTATTTCAGATCTGGCTAATAGACTTGCTACTGCACGTACTATTAGCTTAGGTGGTAGTCTGTCAGGATCTACCTCATTTGATGGAAGTAGTAACGTTACTATCAACGCGTCTATCAATGCTGGAGCAGTCGGTACGACTCAGTTAGCAAACGGTTCAGTGACCGCTCCTAAGTTAGCTACTGGTGCAATTACAGGTAGCTTGGGCTACACCCCGCTGGATAGGGCGGGGGACATCATGACGGGGATGCTGACGGTGGCCCCCAACATCGGCGAGGCGCTCTCCCTGAAGGGCGGTAGCAGCGACCACGTATACCTCGGCTTCTATGCCCGCAGTGCCAACCAGAACGCCCGCTCCGGCTACATCGGCTACGGCGCGGCAGGAAGCGACGTGCTGAACATCGTCAACGAGCGGCCCGGCAGTCTGGTGGCGGTCAACGGCACTATCCTGCCTATCGAGCGTGGGATCGTCAACTTCAACTCCAACTGGAACAGCTACACCACCCCCGGCTACTACCAGGTGATCGATGCGGGGTCCTCCGCTGCCAACACCCCCCCAGCTACCTACCCCTATGGGGTTCTGTCGGTTATAAAGGCAGGCACGGCCATTACCCAGTTCTACACCCAGCACATCGGATCCGGCACCTTCGTCCGTCAGATCTATGATAGCGGCTGGGGGCCGTGGGTGGAGCTGAGCAACAACTTCACCAACAGATTCGTGGTGAGCGCATTTGCAGGGCAGGATATTTCAATTCCTGCTAATAATAGCATTTTTCTTGTTAATTTGTTTATCAATATTCCATCGGGAAAATCTTTATACATTCGTCGAGTGCGTTCGTATATAGGTGCGAATCTGAGATTTCGTATAAGTACCTTTAACACTTGGACTGCATCAGATCCAGTATTTGAAAGTGACGTAAACACGCTTATAGTTTCGGGTTCTTTTGCTGGTGCCGTCGCATTCGGATTTACTAATTTAGCGGCTTCACCAGAAACACTTAACCGGGGTTTTGGAGCTTGGGCTGAGATGGAAATCCGCTAGGAGGTTACTATGAACAGCGTAATATTCAAACTGCTACCCTACTCTGAATCAGGCATCATCACAAGACGCGAGAACGACACACTCATCATCAGCGGATTCCGGAGCGATGTAGACCTCGAGGCGCTACAAGCCGAACTCGAGGCCGAATGGCTCGAGCTTGCCAAGGAAGAGGCGGCCATTCAAATCAAAAACGCCCTAACTGCTGCCCAGGAATCCCGTCGCCCAGCAAATTTCTCTGATCTGACTGTCAAACTACAGCTCGGCAGAATCACCCCTGCCGAGCGTGAGCAGTTGACTGCCTACTACGACGCGCTGGACGCGCTAGAGCAGGAAGCTGCGACGCTGCAGACAGCAATAGCGCAGGCTGATAGCGTAGACGCGCTAAATCGTATCCCCTGGCCGGCGTGGGTGGGGTGGGAGGCGTTGCCGCTCCGGCTCAAGCTGGAGGTGGAGCAAACTTATCCTGAAGCTTCTAATAAATGACTTATTTATCTCATGCGTATTTCACTGGTTGCTAATCCATTCAAAGCCAAAACTGGTGACATTTAGCGTGTTTCTCATCTTTCAAGTGGTGACATTTAGCGTGGCGCGTGACACACAGTTAGAGTTAGGATACAGTCTAATGCTAGCTCTTGGACAGGAAATGTCTGGGTAAAGGGATCTCTAATGGTACGAGTCTCATAATACAAAGCGTCATACAGATAACATAATTTTCACGATAACTAAACAATATATGACTTTTAATTTTTGGAGTCGCTATATCTACTCTAAATCGATTTATCACTAATTTATGGACTATGATATCTTATGAATGAAGAAATTCTCATTAATGTAAAACGTGGTGAATCTATCGCCATCACATTGGAGTTTACAGACGAGAATGGTAATCCTATAGATCTTACCAGCGCTACTTTGAGTTTGTCCATGCCGAGCATACCAGGGATATCGATTTCACCAATCGATTTAGTAAATGGTAAAGCTATGCTCTATGCATCTAAGACTACTATTTCCAGTTTACAAACTGTTGATCATGAAGGAAGTATAACCTTAGATCTACCTATTGATGCAACTAGATCAGATGTTAGAATTATTCCTTTAGTTATTATGATCAAAGATGTTCAACACTCTATCTGAGAAATTTAGCATACCGTACCGTAAGTTCTACGGAAACCGGCCTTTGTGTAAGTTCTGAAGAACAGAGGTGTAAATTATGGTAGATCGCCCAGTTAAAGTAATTGTCAAAACACGATCTATATCAGTTCGAGTTGGTACTCAAGGCCCACCTGGCCCGCCAGGGCCTCCTGGTCCACCAGGCTCTCCTGGCTCTCCGACTGCTTTTATACATCATCAGACTTCACCTTCAGATGTATGGATTATAAATCATAACCTTGGTTATTATCCAGACGTTACTGTACTATCTCCGGGATTAAGAGAAGTAGATGTAGAAGTAGTACATACAAATACAAATCAAGCTAGAGTTTATTTTGTAGTACCATATACAGGAGTAGCTCGTTGTATATGATATAGTTTGAGGGATTATTATGCCAAAACAAGTATTGACTGATCTAGACTTTAATAATCAAGCAAGGATCATAAATTTACCAGACCCACAACAATCTCACCATCCAGCTACAAAAGCTTACGTAGATAGTGCTATCGAAGGACTAGCATGGAAAGATTCTGTTCGAGTCGCTACACAAGGTAACATTAACTTAAGCAGTCCTGGAGCTACTATAGATGGAATCACTATGGTAGCTAATGATCGTGTATTGGTACGTGCTCAGACCAGTGCAGCAGAAAACGGTATCTATATATGGAACGGAGCCTCTACAGCAATGACTCGCGCGTTAGACGCGAGCACTGCTGACGAGTTAGAACAAGCTATAGTGACCGTTGAAGAAGGAACTAGTGCAGGTGCTACTTTCAGACAGACTTCGGTAAATTTCACACTCGGTACTGGTGCAGTTAACTGGGTATCGTTTGGAACTACAGCTCCTGCAGCTACCGAGAGTACTGCGGGTATCGCTCGTATCGCCACTCAAACAGAGGTCAATGACGGAACGGATAACTCTACCATTGTCACCCCGCTCAAACTAGCGAACTGGTCTGGACGCATCCGTAAATATGCTACTCTGATCGGAGATGGTAGTGCTACACAATTCACTGTGTCTCATAACTTTAATACTAGAGATGTCCATGTTGCAGTTTATAGAAATTCAGGAAGTTATGATGAAGTATTAGTAGATATAGAACATACCACTGTAAATGCTGTGACTGTCCGATTCGCTTCAGCACCTGCTGCAAGTGCATTCCGTGTAGTTGTCATAGGATAAGGATAAACTATGCCTAAAAATCTAGGACATATAAATAATATACCAGTACTGAGTACGCTCCCAAGCAGTCCAGAAGTGGGAGATGAATGTATCGTTAATGGTACAGAGTATATTTGTCTGACTAATGGAGTCTGGACTGCTAGGAATTATGGCGGTCTACAGATTTATCAAGGAAATACCAGAGCTGAGCGGTATAAACAATGGTTAAAATCGATTACAGATACTGCTACGGTAGTCCGCTATGCCTCTCCGACTGGAAGTAGTGGTAACAGTGGAACACGAAATTCTCCATGGCCACTCCAGTATGGAGCTAACCAGATAACCGCTGGTGGTGTATTAATATTATTAGATGGAGTCTATAGCTCTTCTGCTGGAGATGCTATCTTAGATTGCAACAATGCTGGTACTTCGACAGCTAAGATAACGATTGCCGCTGAAAATTTACATGGTGCAACACTGTCAAATACATCTAAACTATTTGGAGTACGTGTAAACTCTGCTGCAGTCTATGTCCGAATAGCAGGTCTAGAAATAACTGGCGTTAGTAATAGCGGGATCATAACTTATGCTGATCACACAGATATACTCTATAATTATATTCATGATATGACTCCAGTAGAAGGGGTAGATGGTGGAGCTGGTATAAATTATATTGGAACTGCTAATCAAGTTGGAGGTCTATGCGAAGGAAATCATATCCATGATATAGGTAACTTTAATACTAATACATGGGGTAGTGGGTCGAGTCCTTCTACACGGGTGCACGGTATCTACATTACCCGCAACAATGCGACATTCAGGAATAACCTCATCTATCGCATAAAAGCAATGGGGATTACCACCTGGCGAAATCCCAAAAACAACATTATCGCCTACAACACGGTGTACCTGTGCAAATATGGCGCTATCAGCATTGGCGCGGGCGACCATCCAACCCCTCTAGCCGAAAACAACGTGGTGGTGGGCAATATAGCAGCACACTCGTATTTGGGCCTGGACGAATCGGAGAATACTGGCACGAACGTATTTGATAGAAATTTAGTATGGCAAAATACTGCTAACACATCGTTATTGACAAGTACACATACTAATACTATTACTGCAGATCCTCAATTACTGTATCCTGGTAGACGGGGAGATTTTCGACCTGCTTTAACTAGTCCAGTTCGTCGTGCAGGTGAAACTACTTATAGACCTACACTAGATTTTGATCTCCTTCCAAGAGAGACGAACGATCTTGGCTGTTATGCGATCAGAGAAGAAGTCGAAAGAGAACGTAAATTATTTGTACTAAATGATTTTGCTACACTTTGGGAGATACCTCTAGGGTTAGTACCCGGTGTGTTAACGACTACCAACCGTGCGGTAGTTAGTATGATAACCAATACGGCTACTACTACACTTGCTCTGACTGCTAACCGTGTACATTGGATTCCCTTCACTGTTCGTAGAACTCTCCGTGTTCGGTCTATAGTGGTAGAAGTAACTACAGCTGCAGCAGGAACTCATACACTCTACATCTATTCTGCAGATACTGCAGGACAACCTGGAAGTCGTATGGCAAGTGGTACTTTTGATGCTAGTACTACAGGAGCCAAGACGATTACGATAGAGCAGCCATTAGAGCCTGGACTATACTATATTGCTTGGTTAGCAGGATCAGCAGCCACAGTACGTGCCATAGCAGTCGGTAGTGCAGCTGCATTATTACATACGACAGGTGGTACTGCTGTAGTAAATCATTTCTTTACTACAGGTACACCATCCGACCCTGCTCCTACGAGTGGATATAGCTTAGGAACTGGTGCATTACCGATGGTCGGGTTAGAGTATGTAGTGTAAATCGATTATAGATAACTATAGTTTATTAAATATCCACTTTTATCTATTAAGATATATTATAGTTAAAATAACAGGAGATTTATATGATCTTTTGGGAATGGGTGGGTTATCTATTAGCTAAGATATGTGGACTAAAAAGAGTAATAAAATCTGATGGTCTTAATTTTTTAGTAGTAAATCGATTAATACCATCATGGGCTGCAGCTCAAACCTGGGGTAGAAATATACTTATCTTAGAAGAATATCTTGATCATGATCTATTAATAGAACATGAGAAAGTCCATGTAGCACAGTGGAAACAATATGGCATACTATTCCCGATCTATTATCTCTCTAGCTCTATAAAAGCCTGGTTACGAGGTGAAGATCCTTATAAAAATAATATCTATGAAGAAGAAGCTCAATTACTATCCAGTTATCCTTCTGATAAGAGGTAATATATGAAATATTGGTTTGAAGAAATCGAGTTACCAGACGGATCTACTGTATTAACATTGATGAGAGAAGATGGACGCTATATAGTCTTTGGAGATATAGAAAAATTATTTGATATAGCGAACCACTCTGAAGAGTTATTGGATGCATTTTTTGACCTGATAGATAAATTTTTGGAGAATACATATGGCTATGGTATCCCATCTTAATCCTAAAATACCTATAAACGATAAAGAATCTCTTTTATATCAATTATTTTTAGAAACTTTTTTACAGACACAAGATTATCCTACGGCTTATAAACTTAAGAAATGGGCCAAAGAATATGGCTATACACTTGGTGGTGGTCATGCAGATCTTTTAAGAAAACGTTTTATCCAAAGAGTATCCTCAGAATATCCAGTAATCCCTGATAGTGAACTTCCTATATGGGACAATTACCCTCAGATCGATCCACCAGTGCTCGTTATATCTGATCTTCATATACCTTATCATGAATCAAAGTGGTTGGATAGAGTTTTGATAGAAGCTAAAAAGCGAAATATTAAGAATATATTAATAGCAGGAGATCTAATCGATTCAAAAAGAGTTGCTCATTGGAGATCTGAAGATGGCATCAAACTCGATGAAGAATTAGATTATGCTCGAGAAATAATAGAGGAGATAAAGAAACATTTTTCTATTCAAGTTATCTTAGGTAACCATGATGAACGGTTATCTAAATTAGTTGGTCGAGAAATCCGAACTGAACAACTCTTATCTAGATGGTTAGACGTTGAAGTTCACCGTTATCATCAAGCTTATATCGGATCTACTTGGATGGTATCTCATCCTCAGAATTATTCCAGAGCACCTGCTCAACCAGCCTTGGCTTTAGCCACTAAATACGAGATGAATGTAGCAGTTGCTCATACCCATCAATTCTCAATCGCTAGGACGTTGAGTGGAAAGTGGTGGGCTGTAGAGATAGGTACTTGCATGAACTCAGAATTAGTAGAATACCTCCATCGGAACCTCTCCACACATCCAAGACATCAAAACGGAGCGCTTATAATTGAGAAAGATGAGAGACCAGTGTTTCTACATCCAGATATATATATTTCTGATTAGTTTATAGGATATGATTTTATGCCTTTTAATAATAGAGATCTAAAACGAGATGCTAGAGGGAATATAGTTCCACAATATTTTGATATCATTCAAGATGACTATCAGGTAGTCTCAGGTAACGAAGGTGCTATTAATATTAGTAACCAGACCATCAAATTGAGAGAAGATTTCTCAGGTAGTGCGCTGAATGCAAATTGGTCAGTCGTAGCGCTTGGAAGTGGGCATACCATTAATGTAACTAACTCTCAATTAGATATTTCTACAGGTATTGCTGCTAATACAGAGACTATCATCAGATCTACAAAAACATTTAAAATTCCATTACAAATTGCATTTATTGCTAGACTAAGTCAGCGTATCGCTAATCAAGAATTTTATCTAGAGTTTATAGATAGTACTGGACAACACTATGTAAGGTGGATGTTTGATGGAACTAATAATCAATCAGCCAAGATTACATCGAGTAATGCTAATGTACTGAATGGGCCTAATACAGTATCGATTTATCCATCTGATACATTCCGGTCATTCTATATAAGAAATCTAGTGGATGAGACCCTATTTATAAACCGTGATCTAGATCAGGTAGCTCAACAGAGATTGCAATATTATGTAAATCGATTATTACCAGATCCTAATCGAGACTATTACATCCAGATAAGAGCAAAAAATCTCACTACAGCTCCTGGGAGTTCTACTACATTTAGTATAGATGCAATTATTGTCCACGATTGGTATAATCTGACGGCAGAGATATCTAGTGGTCAAATCTCATTAGATCGATCTCAACATGGTATAAATTTATTACATTTCTTTACAGAAACAGAGACGGCTCTAGGAGCAAACGCCACTTTTACTGGACCAGCAAGAGATCTAGCAGGTCAATATGGATATTTCAGAGCTTTAGTTTTCGCAGATGTAGCTGGTACGCTCAATTTTGAACAATCTATGGATGGATCTGTATGGACAACTGTAAAAACAACTTCAGTAACTGCTAGCCAGGGAATAGTTGATCAAGTTCAAGTAGCTGCTCGATATGTCAGAGTTCGTTATGTAAACGGTGGTACGGCTCAAAGCACTTTTAGACTTTATACATCTGCAGTAGCATTCTGATTATGGGAAAAACTTGGAAAGATTCTAAATTTCATAAATCGGATAGGCATAAAAAATCTTTCAAAGATAAAAAGAAGTATAAGGACAAAAAACACCTTTTAGTTTATGGTGATGATTATGAGGATACTCTGGCCCGTTCGTCCAGAGACAGCAGTGAGGATCGATGCTAAATTTCTAGATCCACAATATGTCTCCTGGCGTAGAAAAGCTGGATTACCAGCAGCAGAACATACTGGTATAGATATAAATATAGCTGGCACTTATGGAGATGGAGACGAAGGTTATCCTGTAATCGCTTTTGCAGAAGGAAAAGTAGTCTCTGTTAGTAGACATCGTGTTTGGGGTTGGATAATCTTGATAGAACACGATAAAGTACCAGGTTATTCTAAATTATGGAGTCAATATGCACACGTAAAATTTCCTTGTGTAGCTGTAGGAGATTACGTAATGGCTGGAGAAGCCATAGCTTCTATCGGGAAAGGAGATCCATTAGCTCCCTTTTTAGCTCATCTGCACTTTGAGATAAGAAAGCGACCTGTAGCACCAGACTATTGGCCAGGTATGAATAAAGCTGAGATACTTGCAGATTACATAGACCCAGAAGCTTATATAAAGCAGTATAAAGATTCGAGTTGGAGATTCCTCAGAAAAAACTACCAACTTATCACACCAAATCCAGATACACCTACTGGACAGTATATAGTTAATCTGGATCCAGCTGGTGACAAAGTTTGGATCAGGAAAACATCATAGATTTATATCGATTACTTATGCCCATAGAATCTAGCCAAATAGCGTTTCTTAGCTTTGTTACCTGGTCTCTAGTAAATCTTATCAGACTTCACTTATGGAAGTCGCTAGATGGAACATTAGTTCTTTTTATAGCAGCTATTGTAGCGGTCATATTGAGTTATATATTAAGAATACCTTTAGAATCTTCTATTATTAGTACAATATTAGCTCATGGTATACAACAAGGATATAAAGCGATTAACATCTCTCAGAAAAATCAATCTGCTCCCATAGACATAGAAAAGGAAGATATTGAAGAAAAGATAGAGCAGATCCATGAACAGATAGATATCTATAAGAAAGAAGCTTCTGAACTACAAGAGAAACTCTCAGATCTTGAAAGGAGAATCCGTTTCTGATCGACTTTAATATTTTGTAGGATCTTATATGAAATCGATTATCACACTTTTTATCTTTTCACTTCTGACCCTCGCATACAGTCAACCTACGAGTGATCAGAGATATATACCCAACGGTTTCTATGGTGTATCAGTCCAATGGAATGGACAATTAGAGCTAAAAACTCTGGTAGAGTATGACATTCTTTCTCTGAGAGATCTTAGATTATCAGTCGGAGCTGCTTATCGTTATCCACAACACTTAGCTTGGGTCTATACTCTAATCGCTTTACAATCAGAGCGTGATAGAACAAGTATCGAGATCGGATACTCTATCTACAGAAATATAGTTATAACATTTACACATATACGTCCATTCTAATATAATATAATTTAGAAAGGAATGATAAATATGGAACAGATGCCAGAAAACGAAGTACAATTCGATGTAAAGAAATTAGAACAGAACGTGCAAGACCTCTTGGTTAAATTGGCTAATGAGCGATACGGTAGGATCATGAGACAAGCCAGTGTTAAAGGTACTCAAGTCTTAGTGGATAGTATACGAGAATTAGTCTTAGAATATGCACAATTTCTCTATAATACGTTAATAGAAGATGCAAAGGTTACAGCAGATTCAGCAAACCAGACGGCAGAACCTGAAACTACAGAAGTTACTTCTGTAAATTAGTTTCTATGATATTATTATGATGAATAGCTCAGAAAGAATATATTTAGGAAATTTTACTCTATCAGCCCAACTAATCAGGAGATATCATCCTCTGATGGCTGAGTATGCTCGTAATTATGATGCATATTTAGAAGATGATATGCTAATACTCGTTCCAGATTACGGAGATGCACCAGACCCTGCTGTACAAAGCGATGTCCTCAAGAGTGAACGCATATCTCCTTCATTGTATGCTAAGTTAGCTTATAGTAAAGAGAATAAGATATTAGTTCTTTATATTAAAGATGCTGAAAATCTAGATCCAGAATATCTTAAGAAACACTTAAAACAAGTTTCTCAAGCAAATCCTGACTTTGAAAAATCTCTTAAGATCTTACGAGGTATGCTAAAATTAAATCCATCAGAATCTAGACAAGTCTCTAGACCACAATATGTCAAGCATGAATCTATTAAGCGTAGAAAGCAAGTAAGTCGTATAAAACGGAAATTAGCTAAACTTCGTGACATCTTGATAAAGATGCAGTAATATAGTTTCACTGAGAGGTATAATATGGGACTTGATCTGACTAACATAGCTTCTTATTTTGTTGACCTATCGGCCACTGGACTACTAGTAAGTCTTCTCATGAAGACACTGACTTCTAATTTTACTTTTCTAGCACAAGCTCATCGATTCTTAAAACTCGCTGTAGTAGTGGTCTTGGGTGTTGTTATTACCTTTGTTGGTAGTCTCATGGGTTATGTAACTGGAGGTGTTACATATCTAGCTACATACGGAGTTCTAGCTGGTCTTACTGGAGCTGGACTCTATGATACAGCATTGCGGCCTTTTACAGATCTTTTGATTCGACTGTTACAACAACTGATTCTAAAGAAATAACTCAATATCTATAGTTATCATGATACACTTATATGGATTATCAGTCGAGATTAGAAGAAAAAATAGATCGTATGTTAACCGAAATGAATTCTATAAACGTCAAGATCGCTAACATAGAGTCTCGACTGAACTCTATGGAACAGAGTTATGACAAAAATACTGTATTTATAGATCGTATAAAGTCTGATACTCTGATCAGAGAGTATGAGATGAGAGAAAATACACTTCGATTAAAAAAGCTAGAAGAGACTACTAATCTACTTCTTGATGATCATAGAAAGCTCAGATGGTTAATCAGATTTAGCGAAGATGCTAGTTATCGATTTATATGGCTTTTATTTACACTTATTTTGCTTAGCATAATCGCATCTGTATCTAATGATGTTATAAATTCCTTGATATTAAAATTTTTCCGTTAAAATAAGATTAAAGATCTGGTGAGAAATACAAAATTTCTTACCATATCTTTAATCTTATATTTATGCTTATCTATATCTAAATATCGTGTAGGTAAGACCACTGCAATACCAATATGCCATCCCCAAATTATATCTGAAGATAACATACGGTTTCTGGACTTGCAGTGTACCCGAAGTTGTCCTTCTATTGAATTCAATAATTTCCGATCTACTCTCAGATCATTCTGGTTGAGACTCACAGAAAAGCACCCATATCTAACCAAGAATTTACGCTTTCTAGGTTAGACTGTAAGATGTTGTAAAACGTAGATAAAATTTCTGATCTAGACTAGTTCATAGGATTCTCGGAAAGAAACTAGGCAGGTTCTTTCATGGTCAAGTGAGTCTCTAAAGACCATGCCCAGGTGTATTTGGAAACTTTTGGACCATCTTCAAAAGAAATCCAGATCGTATCTCTAGTAGAGAGTAAGATCCAGCGTTGATACCAATGCAAATAGCTACCCAACCTCCAATGAAAAGCGGGAGACAAACAGACCATTTCGGAGGAATTTAACGCTTCAAAACTCTGATGCAATATATCATTTAACTGATTATGATATTCAAAGATAGCAGAAGATTCACGGTCAGCCAGTATTTTACTGAAAAAAGATTTTCTGTCCTCAGATCTCTTTTGATTCAGTTTAAGATTATCTTGTTGGATCTTTCGCAACATTTCCCGTTCACGGGCACTCAAGTCTACGAACTCAAACTCTGGCCAATCCGGGTCAGGATTTGCCAACAATTGTTTCACCACGTATGCTGTATTTAACTCAGAGAGATAATGGAAGATATAATGCAGATCTACGAGATGAAACCTCAGGCTCATGTTGAATGGATAGATACTTTTATGATAGATCTGATCTGCACCATAGTCCATCAAAAGTTTTCCAGGAGTGACCTGTCTAAACCTAGATATACCCGATTGGGCGTGGTAAATCTCAAAAGGAAAGTCCAACAAGGTAGCTACCTGATTCAAAACGTTTATATCTACTAACATTTCTTGGCTGGATGATTGAACATGAATCTGGTTTTCATCGAACCAAGACTGGATCATATCCACCGCAGCAGTCATAGAAGGATAGGTCGCCGGTATAAACTCTGAAAATTTATACTTATTCATAAAGACCTCTTAAATGATCCTTTAATCTAGATCGGACATTGGCTGGACTAGCTCTCTGTATTCTTTATATTCCATAAGATTTATCAAATAAACTATATTTGATAATAACTCTGAATAAGATTCTAGATTATTTTAAAAGTTCACGCTACTATACGTATTGTCTGTGCCCATGTATACTTTTTACCGTACCAGGTATATATAGCATCAGGTATCACAAGGAGAAAATAATTCTTATCCAGTCCTACTATAGTTCTTAATACCTGAAAATCTCCCCTTTCAATCAAATCATATAGAGGTGTATGTTTTATATGATCTGATATATCTTTCTTATCATGAACAACATAGACTGCTGATGGTAGCATTGTAGTATCTTGATAAAATGATTTTAAATCCTTATCATGATCTTCTGTATAATACAAATTGAAAGTCGGAGTGGTATATTTTACTTCAACTGGATCATATAAAAGTAAATTCAGAGTAGTCTCTAAGGAAAAGATAGTATCTTTACTTGTAAATCTTAGATAGAATGGGTTAAAATCATATGAGAGAGTAGCTTTATAATTCGCTATCGCTATATCTTCTTCCCTCAGCTTTACAGACCAGTAGCCTAATTTTTCTATGTATGGATTCATGAAAGTTCTGAAAGATACCTCAAAGAGATCATTGTAGACTTTTATTAATTCATCAGTATTTACACTATACTGTATGATCATCTTTGAATAAATACCAAAAGCAGACTTGGTATAGATATCATAAGGTGGATTATTCAGATGAGCAGAAGGAAATAACGTATCTTTTAATTGATTCAAATGATACTCTGTGAAAGGTTTTAACTTCTGTTCATATAATTCTATATACTGTTTAGATGTCATAATATTCTCCAGTTTCTAAACTATAGGATCGATAACTCGTAGATATTTTAAACTGATCTTGAGTAAATAATATATCCAGAGATAAAAGTCTTTGCTAGTTATCTATCCGTAGATATGACTGGTGGTATTAAGAGCTCGAGTCTAGAGATCGAACGTCCTTGTAAATCGATTTAGAACATATCGAAAAGTTTATAAATCATGAACATCCAATCACATCAGATTATATTATGAATAATCGAATACCCCAGACAAAAGTTCTACCGAACATAGTCCATGCAGTTTGAGGTATGTAGAATGAAAATTCTCTCTTAGGGTCAGATAGATTGATTGAATATATCGATTGACAGATGTTATCTTTCAATAATTCAGAAACTGGTCTATCGCTTAATGCAGGATAGATTTTAGAGTCATAAATCATAGTATGATACGTATCCATCATGTCTATACTGTATGGATCTCTTTTATACAAATCAATATTTATAAATTCACAGTTATGCCAAGTATCAACATCTTGGCCTTTTACCAAGAATAAAAAATTTATGTAACATTTAGTATTTTTAGTCCTCGAGAGGTAAAACTCATGAATAATTGTTTTAAAATTAATAGTTATCTGATGCTTATCAGTTGGGTCTTGATAGAGATACCATCGGAATAATGTGTTCTTAGTTACATGGTCTGTTATATAATCATCAACAGTTATATTAAATAGATTAGATAAAAAATTCTCCCAAGAACTACCAGTTACATTAAGTTCTACAGTAACAAGGTCTGTTAATTTCTCAGACCAACGCTCAAGAGGATGAGAAAATATACTTGGATATCTGTAATAGATATCTTCAATAAATGTATTAGCAAAATTATTTATCATACTATCGAATATATTTCTAATCATAATTCCATTCATAACTTCCGTTCCAGAATCTATAATCCTTCCTGTTTCAGCGACCCATAACTCGTAGACCCAGCCAGAAGACCGGTTCCGCTGCCAGAGGAATCTCCACAGGCGTAACTTTCCGAGGAACTCTCGGTAGAACCCGTTAAATGGGTCAAACCATATGCTCTAAGATTCAGAGCTGTATTCAAGTCTCGATCTGATGTAGGACTAAGTCTGATCTTATGTGTTCTTATCATGAAAGGTTTCCTCTAGTTGATAAAAGTCGTATCTGATCTATCTCCTGTTTCTATATATATATGTTATAAATTATTGTCATTTCTTGAGTCTTTGAAAATTACCTAGCATTTAACTTAAAAAGACTGATAAACCATTTGAATGGATAATTGAATAGAGGAGTCTGATCTACAGTTGTATTTAATCCAAGCATAAATAATCGATTATCTTGAATACATTTAAGACTTATTAATTCATCTTCTTGCAACAATTCTACTATCTTCATACCAGAAAAGTATTCATTGAATATTCTTTTATCTGTACGGATAAAATCTTTGCCATACATATCATCTGCATCATTTAAAAGACCTTGAATTGATTTAGGTATAAAATCTCCCGACTCCCCTTGAAAAAAGAAAGTAGTCCATCGAGTATTCTTTCGCTGAAATAATAATTCAAAGGAGACATACCAAATGTCCAGATTTTTATCGAGGATCATATATTGTGATACAGTATCAAAATACACCAGAGATCTCCGGTATCTTTCATCATAAGATATTACCCAATCCCCGAGTTGAAATTTATGACTTGCTGTCTTTTTATGATTATATTTGACGACATCTGGATAAAATAATTCTGACATGATATCATCATAAATTTGGCTTAATGTATAGACTTTTAAAACATATTTATATCTATGATATCTCCCTGTAGTATCTTGACTATATTTTCTTTCCATTATAATCTTGGGTATATATTCTAATTTAAGTTGATCTATATTATATTTTATGAAATATTCCAAATCACGCATATATGGTATATTAAATT